TTTAGAAATCCCGTAAGGCCCCGGCCGGTAGAGGTTTGGGGGGTTTTTTATAAAGTGTATTACAATTTAAAAAAAAAAAAAAAAAATAAAGGGGGGGGGGGGGGGAAGGTAAGAAAAAAGAAATCTTCGGACTGTAACCTGTAAGACCTGTAAGGCTGTAAGGGAAGGTCTTCTGGGTATCGGGGAGCGGGCTTCCTTGAGATCTTCTCTGGTCCCGCTCCCGGAACCTATGCGCACAAAATCTGGATTACCACCACGACCAAGTGGAACAGTGTCACCATTTCGGCTTCCTCCTCCCCGGGGGCCGGGGAACGTGAAATATCCCCCAGACCAGACCGAGAAGGCCCACAAGTAACACGGCTGGTAACACAAGGACTTCCATCTTAGACTTCCGCCAGTCGGAAATGGAGCCAACCGAGCAGTTCCCCGTATTCCGTGATTCGAACCGTAAATTCCACGAAATCCGAGTCGGGTTCTAATGAGTACGGAGCCACTCTGGGTTCGTCCCAGTGCGTCATCCCGCCGTCCCACCCCGAAGCCATCCCGAGAGCCTTTCGTACTACTTCGCTGGCCATCCCCACGGTGAAAGGACCGGGAGGCCCGAACACCCTGATGAAATCGTTCAGCTGGGTGAATTCCAGCTCCTGCGGGTCGCGAACCCAAACCATGAACGTGCGTTCCCGGTCCACAACTCTCTGCCGCTTGGCCTTGAGGAAATCGTCGATCACTTGCATTTCCGCAGCTCCTCGTACATCAAATCCACCCAATCGTTCATTTCCTGCAGGAGCGCTTCGTAGCGCCCCCGCGAAATCTCTCCATTCTGGAGCTGTTCGTCGGCGGAATCCATCATAGATTCTGCTGTGCGCTCGATTCGAGCTTCCATCTCTTCCATCGTAATCATGGCGTCCATCCATTTTCGTTGCGAATTTCACCAACGTAGTTGCCCTTGGAATCCCACAGGCCTTCGGCTATTCCAGGCCATTCCTCTCGGAATCGCTCAAGCTCCACCTCTGCGTCGGAATCGTTTGGATTCTCCGCGCAGTATTCGCACAGGCGGTCGTATTCGGCCACCAGTCGAACTATCTCGTCGTGTTCGCTCATTCCGCGTCCCTCCTGTTCCGCATGTCGTCCAACCATTCCAGCTGCTGGTCGGCCAGAACCTCGGCGCGTTCGCGCTGGCACTGGATCTGCCACCGAATGGCCTCCTTGAATTCCTCGATGTCCCTGCAATACGCGGCGATTCGAACCATCGCGGTCAGGAATCCGATCTGCGAAGGTGCCTCGCAATCCCGGCGAATGTTCTCTGGGATCGAGAGGCTCAAGGCTTCCTTGGCTTCGTCGATTAGCGACGAGACTTCGGGGTCGTAACTTTCCAAGACTGACATTCTAGTGTCCCTTCCTGCGATAGATGAAGAATATGGCGATTGCCGCCAGAACGAGATAGCCCATGTGGCCTCCTACTACAGACAAATTGTACCACACCCGACAGATCCTGTCAAGGGGGTGGATTCCCTAGGATTCCACCCCATTTCCAAGCTTCCATCAGGAATAAGAGGCGATTTCCAGTATCGCGTGGAACGGAAAGCGATCGCATTGGGCGATGATTTCCACTGTCTCGTACCCGTATTCGTTCCCTGGAATTGGGACCAGAACGATCGGGCAGCTCAGAACTTCCGGTTCCATTGGGTCTTCTCCTTGGATCTGGCGATCCATTTCCACCAAGGCTTCCCGCACGATTTCCTCGGTCAGAACCTCGCAGCTCGTGGCGGTTTCCACCGTGAATTCCTGGAATTCCCGTGGCTGGCTGTCCACGTCCCGAAGGGAAACGTAAATTCTCATCAGACTTCCTCCGGTCCGTCCAGAATGTCGTCGAACTGGTCGTCGAGGAAAGCGATCTGGCCGACTTCCTGGATTTCCCCGCCGTCCAACTGGACAAAGAATTTGATTTCCTTTGTTCCCTTGGGAACTTTGATTTCCCCCTGTTCCCACCAGTCTTCCGTCGGGTGCAACTTGGCTGCGATTTCCATCGTACTTCTCCTATTCGTGGGAAGATTCCCACTTCGCTCTTCCCCGTGGGGCGGAGGGAAGTGGGCCGGGTTTCCCCGGCCCTTCCAGCTCAGTTCGGCTGCCGGTACCACGCCACCATGGCTTCCGGGTGTTTGTCTTCCATGGCTTCCCAAGCCTCCTCGGCGTTCTCCTCGCTGTCGTCGAAGGCCCAGATTTCCAAGACCTTCCAGTCTTCGTCGTGCGCCCCGAGAATCTCGCCCTCGACATTCGAGCCGTCGGGTCCGACTGCCGAAATCCAGAGGGAAGGCGACTCCTCCTCGGCTTCCTCGTCCCATTCGTCGTGTTCGATGGCGACTTCCTTGGCTCGGGCTTTCTCTGCCTGCGCCAGTTCCAGCGTCGGGAACCACTCGGCTTCGTATTCCCTGCCGCCGCTGTACGAGAACAGGACTGCGCCTGTCCGAATCTTCCTGATTGCCATTTCCGGTCCTCTCCGGTTCCGGGGGCGGCACCGCGCCGCCCCACCAACAAAGTGTACCACACCCCGGGGGTGGGCGCAAGGGTTTTGTTCCCCGCGATTTCCCCCCGATTTCCCCCCGATTTCTCAGTATTCCCCGCCTGCGGCCTTGGCTTCCCGCTCATGTTCCCACCAGCTTCGGGCGATCTGGCCGAAATGGCGAATTGCGGCTGTCTTGGTCGTGATTCCGTAGTGTTCCAGCTCGATCCCGATTTCCTCGCGGCTCCAGCATTCCACGATCATGTCCCAACCGAACTTGCCCCAGTGTTGTTCCGCGTGTTCCACCACGACCGGAACCAGCGCCCACGCGGCGCGAGACTTCTTGTCTAGCATGTTCTCCATCTCAGACCCCCGCGATCAGAATTGCGACGAGAATGGCGGCACCGGCCAACGCGGCCCAATTCCCAATGATTCGTGAACGACGCATCTTATTCTCCTATTCGTGGGAGGATTCCCACTCCGAATTCCCCCGTAAGGGAATTGGGAGTGGGGGGCGGATTCCCGCCCCCCTGCCCGGATTACGACCCGTAGGAGTCGTCGCCGACCACCACCCGCTCGCCGCGCTTGACCTTCGCGCGGAGGACGTTGCTGGTATTCATGACGCGCTGCCCGTTATTCAGGTGCGCCCAGCGATCGGTGTCGATTCCGTTGGCGGCCATCAGAGCCTCCAGAGTCTCGATCTCGACCCGCTTACCTGTGGGATTCACGAGATCCTTGATCGCGAACGCGAGGCTGTCGCCGCAGGTGTCCTTGGTGAGAGCGTACTTGGCCTTGTAGGCATTCGGTACGATCGACCGACGGCGGACGTCGTGGGGGTTCGCGGCGAGCCATTCGATGGCCGTGGCCAGCGTGGCGTCGAATTCGACCCCAGTGGCTGCGATGCGGCCATAGGCGTCTGTCAGGGTGTACTGGCCATCCGCGATCGTGGCCACGAGGCCTGCGGTGGTGGTGCTGGCGCGCTGCGCGCGGGAGATCTTGGTCTGCATGGGTGGCTCCTGTGCCGGTGGGTGGGGCGAGAGCGGGATTGCCTCGCCACCACCACCCGAGTATTGTACCACGCCCCGACAAACGGCACAACCCCCATCGACGCAACCCTACCATGCGTCCGACGCAGGTACCATTGGTGTTACAGGGGGTCGCCCCGCAAAAAATACTTGACAGCGGGTCCCGGCTGGGGCATGCTATAGTGTAATAGAGTAGTATTTCAAACGGCCCTTACAAATGTTGGGTCCCCCTATCCCCGGAGTATACCCCATGTACACTGCCTCTGTCTACGAGTTTCTGGACACCCGCGCCAAGGCTTATGACTCCAAGAATCATGGGTTGAATCTCAATCTGTTGATCACGGAGTTGCTGGAGCATAACGCCAGCCTCTTTTGTCACGAAGTACCTAATGGGTCCCCCAAGGTACGTATATCCTATATAGATGGTAGTGAAGTCCTATTCACGCACGAGGAAGGCTTCCACGCTTCTTGGGTCCCCCAGATCCCGGATGAAGTAGCCCCCACCCCCACCCCTACCCCCACTCCGGCCCCCCGTAAGAAGCCCGCGAAATGAACAGCCAGAAGGTGATCACGTTCATCTTGGTTTTGGTGGTTATAACGCTAGCCGTTGTTGTTGCTGGCGTTGTATTCGTGATGCTCGTGGCGCTGTTTGACGAGCGCGTCAACAACTACGAGATCTTCAAGCTCATTGGACCGGCGTTCAATATGATTGTCGGGGCTTTTGTTGGGTTATTGGGTGGTATTACCATCAGCAAACCCGGAAAGACGCCTTGACGGGTCCCTCCGCCCGTGATATGATACGTGCCTAGCTCCTCTGGTTTTCCCCCCTTGTGCCAGAGTATGTGTTGACCGAAACTGGCATATCGCATCTGTATAGGTTAACCGAGCTTCTTGAGGGGGAGATGGGTCCTCTCCTGTCTCCCCCTCTTTTTTTCTGTTCTCCGGTGTGTTATTCTTTGGGTCGATCACTTGGAGATAGTGATGACCTTTACAAAACCGCCTACCCGCGATTGGGATGCAATTGAGCTTATGTACCGGCAGGGGCTGGTGAGCATCGAGCATATTTGCAAACATTACGACGTGAAGCGCACGGCGCTTATGAATCACGCCCGAAAGTGCAACTGGGTTCGTCCCCTAGATATGGATGATCTAGAAGATGATGCACACGCGATGGCGGATTCCAAGTCGGAGATATATGTCCCGCCCCCCGCGATCCATGAGGGTGCGACCTATCCACGGGATATCGAGCATAGTCTGTTTTCGCCCGACGACATCAAGAAAGCCACCCTGCTTACAGCGGTAACGGTGGTAACCGAGCACCGGCAAGACATCAAGCGACTGCGGAACGTGACGACAGCGTACGTGGACACGCTGCAAGAGCTGGTCAGTCCGGACCTCTGGCCGATAGATGAGACGGGCAACAAAGTATACCCGAATCTCCACCTGATGGGGAAGGACGGCCCAGCCGACTTCCTGGATAAGGTCACGAAGTCGCTAGCGCGGCTGGTGCAACTGGAGCGGACAGCCTACGGGCTGAGGAACGACCAGAACCCGCGTGACGAGGATGAAGGCGACCGGACGGCCAACGATCAGGTGAACGAGCTGTTCGCGAAGCTGAACGAGATGGCCGCAGAAAAAGCGAAGAACTGATGGGACAGATCGCCGTAGACCTCCGACTGGAAATGGGACGCCGACGGATGGCGTGGCTCGAAGAGGCGCGGGCCAAGCAGCTGACCCCGCCCGGGGAGTGGTGGAACACGTGGCTCGTAATGGCGGGTCGCGGGTTTGGCAAGACCCGTTTGGGCGCGGAAGATGTGGTCTGGTACGGGGTTAACGAGCCGGAGACCCGTATAGCCGTGGTAGCGCCGACCTTCGCGGACGTACAAAAGGTGTGCTTCGAGGGTGATTCGGGTATCATCAGTCGACTCCCGGGGAAGATGATCCAGAAGTACAACCGGTCAACCGCCGAGCTGACCCTCGTGAACGGCACGATGTATTTCGGATTTGTGGCGACGGAGCCGGAACGTCTGCGCGGCCCGCAGTTCCATCGCGCATGGTGCGACGAGGTGGCCGCGTGGGAACACCCGGACACTATGGACATGCTGAATTTTGGGCTGCGATTGGTGTCGCCCTCCGGGAAAGGCCCCCAGAAGATACTGACGACCACCCCCAAGCCGGTTCCGATTATCTCGACCATCGTGAACAAGTGGAAGACAAAGGGTCCGGAGGAGTCGGGGATTATTATCACGACCGGTTCGACCCATGAGAATAAGAAGCACCTCGCTCCGAGCTTCTTCAAAGAGATCACGCAGTACGAAGGGACCGAGCTGGGGCGGCAAGAGATCTACGGCGAACTCCTGGATATGGAGAACGCCGGTATCTTCAAGCGCAAATGGTTCAAGCTATGGCCCGCGAAAAAGGCCCTGCCCCGCTTGGAATATATCGTGCAATCCTGGGATACCGCCTTCACGCAGCGGACCCATTCGGACCCCACCGCGTATGCCACATTTGGGGCATTCCAAATACCGAACCAGTATGGGAAATGGGGCGTAATGCTCCTCGATTGCTGGTCGGAGAAGCTTGAATTCCCAGAATTGCGGAAGAAGGCCATAGAAGAGTATAATTCAGAGTATGGAACACCACCCAGACGACCAGATGCTGTGCTCATCGAGGCCAAAGGCTCAGGTCTCAGCCTCATGCAAGAATTGCGGATCGCCGGTCTCCCGATTCGTTCATACAATCCCGGACGCGCCGATAAGGTTCAGCGTGCGCATGCGGTGTCACATCTGTTTGCGAATGGGGCTTTTTATGTTCCGGAGTCCATGGTCCGGCGCGGATCCCCAAGAGACTGGGTGGAGCCATTTATTACGCAGCTTTGTACCTTTCCTTATGCACAAAATGACGACTATGTGGACGTGGCTACGCAAGCGATGAAGCACCTCTCGAACAACGAATTCGTCAGAGTCGAGACGATCCGCCCCGAATGGGAGGACTACGTGGACGACGACGTGAACGACTTGGCCAACCCGTATGCGGCGTGAGCCGGAAGGATCTCAAAATGGCAAATCTTAGCTCCAAATCCCGGAACAAGCTCAAGGACTCCACTTTTGGGCTGCCCGGGGAGCGCAAGTACCCCATGCCCGACAAGTCACACGCCGGGAATGCCAAGGCCCGAGCCTCAGCGATGGTTAAGGCGGGCAAGCTCAGCCCCGCATCCAAGGCCAAGATCGACGCCAAGGCTAACAAGATTCTCGGAAAGGGCAAGTAATGGTCAAGACTCCAGCGTGGACCCGGAAGGAAGGCAAAAACCCCAGCGGCGGACTGAACGCCAAGGGTCGGGCCTCGTACAAGGCCGCTAACCCGGGCAAGCCGGGGCTGAAAGCGCCCCAGCCGGAAGGCGGACCCCGGAAAGACAGCTTTTGTGCGCGAATGACGGGCATGAAGAAGAAGCTGACCTCCGAGAAGACCGCCAAAGACCCGAATTCCCGCATTAACAAGAGCCTCCGGGCGTGGAAGTGCTGATGCCATATGAGACGAAGTGCCGCGTGTGCCGCGTCGATTTCGGGTTTGCGGGTGGCATTATGCCCTACCAGACTACGAATCCCCCGATTCCCGGCAAAAACACTCCGTATTTCATTCCGATGTGCGACAAGCATCTGGCTGAAACTGAAGAAGCCCGAATTGTGTACTTTCGAAACATGGGATGGAAAGAATGACCTACGCAAACAATTCCTGGTTGGAACTCCAGATCCAACAGGCACTCGAAAACGTATTCCGTAATTACAAAGAGAGCGCTGATGATTCCGTGCGCGCTCTCGTAGTTATCCCGATCGATAGTGAAATATCTCTGCACCTCGCGAAGATGGTCACAGAAGAGCTGGACGTTTTGGCTAACGGCCCCTGATTTTTCAATACTTGACAGGAGCCTCTTCGTAGGATCCGCTATGTCTTACTCGTGCACGAGGACCCCATTATGGCCGTACAGTTCCCCCAGGATCCTCTGCGAAACCGCCGAGAAAATGACGAGTTCGCTGAGGGCAACCCGGACCTGCCCTTGATGGATGGCGATGAGCCGGATGATGCCGAATTCCATATCGTAGAAAACGACGACGGGTCGGCAATTATTGAGTCCAATATCAAAGAGACCAAGAAGTATGCCGGGGATTTTACCGAGAATCTCGCGGAAGACGTGATCGAAGAGTACGAGCTGAAAGAATTCGCTACCGGCATTTTGGATTTCATCGATCGCGATTTGGATGCCCGCAAAGAACGCGACCAACAGTACGCTGACGCTATCAAGCGTTCTGGGCTGGGCGAACCGGCCCCCGGTGGTGCGGAGTTCGCGGGCGCTAACAAGGTTACCCATCCACTAATTGCCGAGTCCTGCGTCGACTTTTCAGCGCGGATGATGCGCGAGCTGTTCCCACCGAATGGCCCCGTCCGCAGCAAGATTATCGGCACGCCGAATTTTCATAAGATCGCTAGGGCCAATCGCAAGACCCAGCATATGAATTGGCAGCTCACATATCAGATCCCGAATTATCGGGCTGAGCTTGAGCAGATGTTGACACAAGAGCCGATGGCGGGGTCGCAGTACACTCGCTGGTGGTGGAATTCAGACGAGGCACGTCCAGATTATGAGTTTGTTCCCGCCGACGACGTTATCATTCCGGCAGCGGCTAGCAATTTCTATACAGCTGAGCGCATTACACACCGACAGTACATCACGCAACAAACTTATGAGGATCAGGTTGCTACCGGCTACTACCGCGACGTCGATATTTTCGCGGCTACCCAGACGCCGGAAATTTCCAAGTCGGAGAAAGCAAACAATAAAATTGAGGGTATCGACCTTGACCCGTACAACCAAGACGGAGTTCGTACGGTCTACAACATCTACATCACGCATCGCTTCGAGACAGATCCGCTTGCTCGCAAAGACGGTCGACCAGCGCCGTACATTGTTGTGGTGGATGTCATATCATCTGAAGTCCTCGCCGTCTACCGTAACTGGAAGGAGGATGACAAGAGGTACAAGAAGCTCGACTGGATCACCTCCTATGATTTTATTCCTTGGCGTGGCGCTCAGGGCATTGGCATTTGGCATCTAATTGGCCAGCTCTCGGCGGCGGCTACTGGCGCTCTGCGGGCGCTTTTGGATTCAGCCCACATTAACAACGCCCCCACCCTTCTGAAGCTCAAAGGAGCGAAAGTTGGTGGTCAGAGCACTTCGATTCAAGCCACGCAGGTGGCCGAAATTCAGGGTACGGATTCCACAACTGACCCGGATATTCGCAAGTACGCGATGCCTGTCCCATTTAATCCGCCCAGCCCTGTTTTGTTCCAGCTCCTTGGGTTCCTCGTGGACTCTGCCAAAGGGGTTGTTTCCACCGCAGAAGAGAAGATCTCGGACGCTAATTCCCAGATGCCCGTTGGCACCACCAACGCGCTTCTAGAACAGGGCGCTATCGTCTTTTCATCTATCTTTGCTCGTAATCACGCTGCTCAGGCAAGATCTTTCGAGATCCTGCATCGCTTGAATGCTGACTATTTGGACGAGATGGAGCTTATGGACGACGCCGGGGAAATCCTAGCGTACAAGTCCGACTACGACGGCCCTATGGATGTTCAGCCGGTTTCGGATCCTAACATCTTCTCCGAAACTCAGCGCTACGCCCAGAATCAGGCCATTTTGGCTCTGAATCAGTCGTTCCCGCAGTTGTTCGATCAGCGAGCCATTGTTCGCCGTAATTTGGAGACCATGAAGGTCCCGAATATTGACGAAATCCTGCTCCTGCCAGAGACCCCCAAGCCCCAGAATCCCGTGGCTGAGAATGTGTCGATGGCTTTGGGTCGACCGGCTACGGCGTTTCCAGATCAGGATCACTTCGCCCATATCCAGGTACATCTGAATTTCCTGACTGACCCTCTAATGGGCCATTCCGCCCTTTTGATGCCCACGTTCATGCCCGCTGCTATTGAGCATTTAAAGCAGCACATCGTGTTCTCATACGCCAAGACGGCTATGGAGCTTACGAATCACGTTGCTGGTCAGGACGTTACCACTCTGGTAACCGATGATCAGGATGTTATGAACGAGTTGGACAAGACTCTGGCGCTGATTTCGCAGAAAATGCACCAGAACATTCCGGCGGTGTATGGCAAAGTAATGACCCTCATGGACACGTTCGTGAAGGCCAGTCAGGCTATGCAGCAGCCCCCGGGCGCGAACGATCCGTCGCTTCAGATCGCCAACATGCAGCTGCAGGCTGAACAGGCTAAGAATCAGACCAAGCAGATGGAAATCCAGCAGACTGGTCAGATTCGCGCTGCCGAAATGCAGCAGCGTGCTCAGCAGCACCAGCAGGAACTGTCCATACAGTCGCAGTCTGATCAGCAGAAGATGGCTCAAACCGCTCAGATGGACCAGCAGAAGACGGCCATGGATCTTCAGGCCAATCAGCAGAAGATGGCAATGGAGTTGGATGCGGAGCAGAAGAGCATGATGCTCAGGCTGCAAGAAGAAGCTGAGCTGGAAATGCTTCGTGCTCAGAACGAGATGAAGATCCAGGAACTCCAGTCTCAGACTGAGCTTCGTAAGAACGAAGAAGACAATGCAACGGCTATCGAAATCGCTGAAATGCGCTCAGCGGAAGGCAAGATAGGTAACATCAAAAACGGTTCTACCATTGGAGAATAACCATGATGATGAAGAAGACAAGCGCCCCCAAGAAGACCGCTTCTAAGAAGATGCCAGCAACCCTCAAGGCTTCCTTCATGGGCCAGCACAAGAAAATGGCTATGGGTGATGGCATGAAGACTGGTGGCAAGGCCCACGCCAAGAGCTGCAAGTGCATGGCTTGCGGCGGCAGCGTGAAGTATTAATCATGGCCAAGAAACCTATGGCTAAGCCCCTCAAGGAAGGGTCACCGGCAGACATGCGCGGCGACAAGAAGCTCTCGAAGAAATTCGGGATGTCCATGAAGGATTGGGAAAAGTCCCCCATGGATAAGATGCACGACGCTGGCAAGATGAAGGCCAAGAAGGGCGGTCGCGCTAAGTAAATGTCTCGTTACATAGCGGTCTATATCACAAAGATAAAGGCCGAGATAACCCTGCGAACAGAAAATCTTGTGTCCACTCTCGCGTCGGATTATACTGATTACCGAGCGAGAGTGGCTCACATTAAGGGATTGGAGCAATCCCTTGCCATCTTAGAGGAGTTTCTGAGAAGTGACCAAGACGATGACGATGACGATGACGACGAATTCAACAGCTGAGGCGGCGTACGCTGCTGAGATGGCTGCTGCGTTCCCGAGCATCGATCCGGGAATCATCCCTTTCGGTGATCGGATCTTGTTGCAGATTCGTACTGCAAAACGTGTTTCTAAGGGCGGCATTATCCTCGTGGATGAGGCTCGCGACACCGAAAAGTGGAATACTCAGATTGGCAAGGTCGTAAGCCTTGGCCCTCTGGCTTTTCATCACCGTACGTCGTTGAACCCGTGGCCCGAGGGTGCTTGGTGTCAGCCAGGCGATTTTGTCCGTGTTCCCAAGTACGGCGGCGACCGGTGGGAAGTAGATTCGGGTGAGGAAGAGCCAGCTCTCTTTGTCATCTACAAGGATCATGAAATTATTGGCAAGGTTGTGGGCGATCCGCTTGCAATCAAAGCCTTCGTCTAAGGGAGCGCGAAATGTCCGTACGCGATCTTGAAGATGATGACGATAATGCCTTCGATGAGTTCGAGGGTGGTGATGACACCGAAGACCCGTCTGCCCAGCCAGAGGCCACGGACGGGGCGGAGGAGTACGCTGACGGGGGTTCTCTAGACTCTGATGATCCGGATGATGACCGCGATAGTCTGCAGGCTCGCCGCAGGGAAGAGCGTCGACGCAAAAGGGAGATGCGTCGAGATCGCGAGAATCAGAAGGACGCGCTCATCCAGTCCCAGCGTCGTCAAATTGACGAACTTGCTCAGCGGATGGGTTCTTATGAACAGCGCGGCCTTAATCAGGATCTGCAGAGCCTTGATCAGCAGATTAACAATGCTTCGAGCCACATTCAGAACGCTCAACAGGCGATGCGCGATGCGCTATCACTTGGCGACTCGGAGGCTCACGTACGCGCTACTGAGTATTATTATGAGGCTCGTCGTCAGCACGAGGTTCTGGCCGGTTCCAAGCAGACGTACATTAATCAGGCTCGCCAGCAAACTCAGCAGCCTCGTCCAGTCGACCCTGCGGTGATCCAGCATGGTACGCAGTTTCTGAAGGACCATTCCTGGTACAACGGAAATTCGACGCAGGAAGACTCGCTGGTAGTTAAAGCTTTGGATTCCGCCGTTCGGGCAGAGGGCTTCGATCCTCGTACTCCCGAGTATTGGAAGGAGCTTCGCAAGCGTGTTAAGAGTCGCCTTGCTCATCGGTTTGACTCTCGTGGTGATTCTGATGTCGATGATGATTCTTCTGGATTTCGTGAAAGGCGCTCCGTGGCTTCTTCTGCCCGCAGCAGCGGTCCACCTCGTACATCTTCCGGCAGGGTTAGTGTAGACGCAGAGCGTCGTACGCTTTCCAAGGAAGAGGTCTCGATGTATAAGGAAGCCGGGATCTGGGATGACCCCGCTCGCCTTAAGAAAGTTCTCTCTGAGCGCGCCCGCGTTCGTCAACGTAACGCCACGCAGCGCTGAAGGATACAATAATGGCAACGCCACAGAATCGCCCTTCTCCTCCGGAAATCCCGGCAACGGTAACCCCGGCGGATGATCGGCTGAAGCGAGTAGAAGAATCCGATGATTCTGACACCCGCATCTCACGCGCAATGGTGGATCGCGCACTAGAGGAATCTCGTGAACTGGACGACAACGAGCGGCTGAACGAGCTGCAGACTGTCTGGTCTCAGGATATTCTTCCCACCCCGCCCGCTGTCGCAGGTTGGCGGTTTTGTTGGCTCTCTACTACTAATCCCCAAGACCCGATTCAGCGTCGTGTTCGTCTCGGCTACGTTCCAGTGAAGGCAGAAGACATCCCGTCTTTTGAAATCAGTGGCCGTCGCGGTGGCGAATGGGAAGGTTTCATCGCGGTCAACGAGATGCTCCTGTTCAAACTGCCGGAAGACCTTTGGCACAAGTACATGCGCGAGCTTTATCACGACGCTCCTTTGTCGGAGGAGCAGAAGCTTACCGCTAACTTGGAATCCATTAAAGATGGTCTGGAGCGTGCGGGCGGGCGAGTTATCATGGGTGATGGTACGCAGGAGCTTGGTAAACAGCGTCGTCCCAAGTTTAACTAGGACGACATCATGAAACTCTTCCTCACGAGGTAGGACCAATGGTTGCAACATCTGCTCCCTACGGGCTTCGTCCGATCGAGAATCCGTCTGGTCTCGTGCGCCCCCGCGCACTTCCCAACGCTATCGCTTCGGGCTACGCCACGAACATTTACAAGTTCCAGCCTGTAAAGCTCACCACTGCGGGTCTCATTGCCCCGGTGTCGAGCACGGAAGATTTCGTCGGCGCTTTTGCTGGCGTGTCTTTCACTGATTCGACGGGCCGTCGCCGCGAACTGCCTAATTGGGTCGCCAGCACCACGCTTGGTGCCACCGATCTGGTTGCGTATTTCTGGGAAGACCCGAATATCGAATACACGATCCAGTCGGACGCCACTTTGGCTCAGACTTCCATTGGTGACGAAGCTAACTTCTCGAACCTGACCGCTGGCTCCTCGCTGACCGGTCTTTCGGCTGCCACGCTCAGCACTCTCGTTGGTTCTGGCGTACAGGGCCAGATGCGCATTTTGGACAAGTACTACGGTATCGATAACGATTGGGGCGATGCTTATGTCATCGTTCGCGCTCGTATCGCGACTCACCAGTACACGTCCAATAAGGTCGCATTCTAATATAACGGAGGTCTATTATGGCACTTCCCATGCGTTCTACAGACTTCCGTTCTATCGTTGAGCCGGTGCTTAACGAGGCATTCGATGGCGTTTACGACCAGCGTGCCGATGAATGGAAGGAAATCTTCTTCGAGGGTAAGGGCATTCCCCGCAACTATCACGAAGAGCCGGTTCTCTTCGGTTTTGGTGCGGCCCCTGAGCTTCCCGACGGCACACCGGTTAACTATCAGGCCGGTGGTACGCTGTTCCTCGCCCGCTACGTGTACAAGGTCTTCGGCCTCGCCTTCGCTCTGACGAAGGTTCTGGTGGAAGACGGCGATCACATCCGTATTGGCCAGGTCTATTCCCGCCATCTCGCCCAGTCGCTGGTCGAGACGAAGGAGACGCTCTGCGCCAACGTCCTGAACCGCGCCTTCAACAGCGCGTACACGGGCGGCGACGGCGTTTCGCTGGTCAACACCGCTCACCCGATCGCTTCCGGCACTTTCTCGAATCAGCTTGGGACTGCTGCGGCTCTGTCGCAGACCAGCCTTGAGCAGATGCTCATTCAGATCCGTAACGCTGTTGACAACAACGGCAAGCGCATCCGTTTGAATCCTCAGAAGCTCGTTGTTGCCCCCAGCAACGTGTTCCAGGCAGAAGTGCTCCTCAAGTCCGTTCTCCGGACTGGTACCAACAACAACGACATCAACCCGATCAAGTCGATGGGGATGCTGTCGGGTGGCCAGGCCAACCTCTCCCGTCTGACTTCCAACACCGCTTGGTGGGTCCAGACCGACGCTCCGGAGGGCCTCAAGGTCCTGTGGCGTCGTAAGATGGAGAAGTCCATGGAGGGCGATTTCGAAACCGACTCGATGCGCTACAAGGCAACGGAGCGTTACATTCCCGGATGGACCGATCCCCGCGCCGTGTACGGCACCCCGGGCCTCTAATAATCGCGGGGGGAGCTGAAAGGCTCCCCTCCTTAAAAAGGAGGTATGAAAATGCTTAGTCAACTTTCGGGTCCTCTGGTTACCACTGGTAACCTTAACCCGCAGCAGACTTCGGATAATGAGCAGGGTCCCAGCGCGTTCTTCCAGGGCGTTTCGTTCCTTGATCCGCGCGCTTCAGCCGGTGGCGAAACTGCCCCTTCTTTGGGCCGCGTTGACAGTTTCCTGCATTCGCCCAAAATCGTTCTGATCGATGCGGTTCCGCATACTGCCGGTGCCGCAAAAATCGCAGCAGCTGCGACGGCTGTTTCTGGCACTGCAATGACTTTGGTTACGGCCATCAGCACTTCGGTGGCTCCGGGCACCCCGTTGGTCCCGTACGGCCTTAGTCCTGCCGTTTCCGGCAACGTCGTCTATGCTATGGCCCTTGACCCGGGCTATGGCACGGGTCATGTGACCACGACGGCTGCTTCTACTACTGTTACCCTGACCAGCGCTGTTACGGCTCGGTACTTGTATGCCGGTCAGAAGATCATGATTCCCGGTGGCGGTGCTACGGCCACCACTAATCTGTTTACCACTGTAGTGTCGGTTTCCGGCACCACTCTGGTGGTTGCGGATGCACCGGGACAGAGCGCCACGCTTCCGCTCTTTAATCTTGAGCAGAACTACGGGCTTGCCGTTAGTCCGATGGCGACGGCGGGGGCCATGTCACTTTGGGACCCCACTCAGACTCTCACTCGCGGTGTTTCGGTTACGTCGAACAACGCGTCTGATACTGGTTGGACGGTTACCGTTCGTGGGTACGACATTTATGGCGTGCTGATGTCGGAGACTATTTCGGTCTCTGCCAATTCGACTGCTTACGGTAACAAGGCGTTCAAGTACATTTCGTCGGTAACTCCGACGAAGAGTGGCTCGTCTACTGGCACTTTCTCGATTGGAACGTCGGATCTTATTGGTTTTCCCATTAAGTCTGAATTTTGGGAATACACCAGTGGGTTCTGGAACGGTCTGCAGTTGACTGCTTCTACTGGTTGGGTTACAGCTGCTACCACCAGCACGGCTACTTCCACTGATGTTCGGGGTACTTACCAGCTCGGGACGCTTGGTCCGGGTACTGGCTACACGAGTTCTACTGATGGTACTCGACGTCTCGTGTTCTCGCTGTCTTTGCCCATGTATGACGCGATTCGATCGACCAATCTGAGTACAACTGCCATGTTTGGCGTAACTCAGTATTATGCCTAATGGACGCGGGCGCTGGTTGATTCCAGCGCCCCCTTCCTTCTCATTCCTAGGGGGATCCCATGCGCCCAGTAGTCCTTACGAAAGCCCTTGTGGCAGCTTCTGCCACCAACATCTGTCTTTCGCAGACCCCTGCGGGAGCTGGTGCCCTTACTCTTAATGGCTCGACTGTCACTGGTGGTGTCGCTACTCTGGACACCCAGCGCCGTGTGCTTGCGACTACTGCAGGCGCGGACACTGGTAAGACGCTCGTGCTTACCGGAACGGATATCCAGGGTAACACCATCACGGAGACCCTGACTCTGCCGTCTGCCAGCACGGTCGCTTCGACCCGCGATTTCTACACCATTACTTCGGCAGTGGTTTCAGCCGCTCTGGCGGGCGCGATCACGGTTGGCACCAACACCACCGGTTCCACTGTTTGGGTCCCGATGGACATCAACGGTGCTTACGGTTCTCCGATCGGCATCCAGTGTACTGTTACTGGCACGGTAACTTACACCGTCGAATACTCTCAGGACGACCCGTTTAACTATGTTACTGCCTTTCCGTTGGCTTTCTCGTCCACGGATACTGGCGTGGTTAGCGCTACTACTAGCAAGCAGTCTGTTTTCAGCACAATTCCTAGGGCTACTCGTCTGACCATCACTTCGGGTACGGGTTCAGTGGTTTATACCGTGATCCATACCAGTCTTGCCGGTGCCTAATTTAGAAGATCTAGCGTCGGACGCTTGGCTGGTTTATGATGCTTGTATGGCGCATGGATATTCACCCGCCGAGTATGGTTGGGGTTGGGGTGAGTGTCTTGCGTTCTTGAGGGTTAGGAGACATTAATGGCTACCTCAGGAACCGTTGGGACTGTATCGTTCAATGTGGCGAAGCTTTCTGAGCACGCCATGAGGCGATGTGGTCGCAAGGCGTCAGACATTACCCAGGAAGTATTGGAAAGCGCGATCGACCAGATCATGTTCTTCCAATCTATGCTCGCGTCTCAGGGGTTGTATCTCTGGACCATTGCTCAGACTCCCGTTGGAGTTATTCCTAATCAGCTCCAGATGCCTCTTCCAGTGGGAGTGATTGATGTCGATAATGCCAATTACCGGACTCTCACCCTCCTCTCCTCTGGCGGCACGGCCTTCGCGTCTAGCGGCACGGCTTCGGGCGCTTTTAATCAGACTTACCCGTTTTCCTCTCCGTGTACTCAGACCGCGATTAACGGCAACATTGGGTACTTATTCAGTAGCGCAGTCGCCGTCACACAAGCCGGAATCTGGTTTAACGTTGCCGGAACCTACGACCTCATATTCGAGTATTCATCAGACGGTACTACATATACGACTGCTCTCGATGTTAGCTCTACTAGTTATGCTGCTGGGCAGTTTTATTGGTATGATATAGCAACCCCTTATGATGCATTGTACTTCCGAGTGCGGGAAACGGGTGGAGCAACGCTGAATGTATCGCAGCTAGCGTTTGCTAATAACCCAACTGACATTCCGCTTTCTCGTCTTAACCAAGACGATTATGCTAATCTTCCTAACAAGTCGTATTCCTCCGACGGACAGCGGGCGCTCCAGTATTGGCTTCAGCATGGGCGAACCTACCCAACAGCTTACCTTTGGCCGGTTCCGACGAACGCGTTTGATTACATCGTGTTCTGGACCCATCGATATTTACAAGACGTCACTGCCGCGCAGCAAGAAGTGGAAGTACCCCAGCGCTGGTGGGAAGCTCTTGTGTCTGATCTTGCCGTTCGTTTGTGCTTGGAAGACCCGACCTTCGAGCCTAATCGGTTCCAAATTCTCCAGGGGTTAGCTGATAAGGCTTTAAAGAACGCGCAGGCTGAAGAGCGTGACAACTCGCCGGAGTACATCACTCCAGCTATTGCGGCATACACACGATGAGCGAAGCCCCCGGCACTCTTTCGGTTGCGATATGCGATCGTTGCAAAATGAAGCGGAAGTACACGGAACTTGGTCCTGATCCGAACTTCCCGGGCATTCGAGTCTGCCAGACTCAAGGATGCCGCGACCAGAAGGACCCCTGGAGGTTGCCAGCGAGGCAGTCTGATGCGATAACCCTGCGCTTTCCGCGCCCAGACGTCAAACTAACGGTTTAGGACAAAAAATGACCAACACGTATACGGACATTTTCGGCGGTACTGCGGTCAGCGCTTCTAATCCTAGCTATTCTACCGTCACTCTTTCGGCTAATACCACTTACACGTGGCCGGGAACCATTGACGGCTCCAATCCTCTTGCCGACATCATGAATGTCACGGCTACGGCGGGCAGTCTTAAGTTTATTATGCCCCCCGGTAATCAGGGATCTACTGGAGCGTCTGTTCTTTTTGTTAATAAAGGTTCTAATTCTTTTCAAGTCGTGGCTAATGATGGCGTTACAGCCATCGTAACTATCACGGCGGGTCAGGGTGTCTACGTTTATCTTACGGACAATTCTACAGCCAACGGCACTTTCAGCACAGTTGGTTTAGGAACTGGTACTTCTAGCCCAGACGCATCCTCGCTTGTTGGGTATGGTCTTACAGTCTCTGCAACTACGCTTAATACCGCTCATACTGTTACTACCCAGTCGGCTAATTACGCCGTGTTGGCGGCTAATCGTGCGGGCCTTCTTACGTGGACGGGGGGTGCTGGTTCGTTTACCATGTCTCTTGCCTCCACGATGGGCAACAATTTCTTTTATCTGGCGTCTAATCAGGGGACCGGCGCTCTTAGCCTAACACCTACTGCGCCGGATACCATTGATGGGTCCACCCCTTCGATTGCTCTAAACCCCGGCGAGTCGTGCTTCGTTATTTGCTCAGGATCCACATGGTACACGGTTGGGCGCGGTCGTTCTAATACCTTTGCTTATTCCATTCTTAGCAAGAACGTTGCTGGTAGCTCTAATGTTACCCTTACTACGGCTGAAGCCGCTAACCTTATTCATACATATTTTGGCGCTTTGACTGGCAATATCAACGTAATTTTGCCGACAGTAATTCAGCAGTACACCATTTATAACAATACAACTGGCGCATACACCCTGACGGTTAAGACTTCAGCTGGTACGGGTTACACCATTACCCAGGGTTATCGTGTTATCGTGTATTGCGATGGCACTGATATTCTTAGCTCCAGTACCCTTGCCACCGGCTCAGTGTCTTCAGTGGGCATCACCCCCCCAGCAGCGGGCATCACTGTTTCGGGGTCTCCAGTTACATCAAGCGGCAACATAACATTAGCTTTGGCTGATGACTTGGCGGCGCTTGAAGGTCTCACCGGAACCGGTTATGCCTATCGAAGCGGCACTAGCACGTGGGCGGTGTCTACTTCAATTGTTGCTACTGGTGCTCATGGTACTAACGCTTTTGGTGCGATTGCCGCTGACACTCTCCTTGCTTTCAACACCAATACTGGCAGTGCGGCAACGTCTTACGGGTTGGTAATGGCTCAGACTGCTCAGTCTGGTGTTACTACCTTGTATGAGGCGTTTCGTTCGGCCCCAGCCACTGCTGTTGCCGCGTTTACTCTTGCCACTCTTAGGCATTTTTCGGCTGCTAATACCTCGCTAGGCGTTGGTTCGGCCATTACTACCCAACAGGGTTTTTATAGCAATATTACTGCTGCTACAGGTGCCTGGAACTTCTATGCGGCTTCCACGGCAAACAACGCTTTTAATGGCAACACAAGGTTTGGCGGCGTCACCGCCCCTACCGTTGCTGTCGATGTCACAGGTTCGTTGTCTGTTTCTGGGGCTATTGTCGGTCGCATCAATCCGCGCATAACCAACGTGGCTTCTAGTGCCACACCAACGCCAGACGTTTCCACAACGGACCAGTACAATCTAACTGCGCTGGCTGCTGCTGCGGCTTTTGCCGTTCCTGCTGGCACGCCTTTGGATGGTCAAAAGCTTATCATTCGCATTAAGGACAACGGCACTGCTAGGGCGCTTACTTATAATGCGATTTACAGGGCTGTTGGTGTCACGCTCCCCACCACCACGGTGATTTCCAAAACTACTTATTTGGGGTTGATTTATAATGTTGTTATCCCGTCGTGGGATGTGGTTGCAGTAGCCACTGAGGTATAAGGAGGCTAAAATGAATTGCGCTGTTGTGGATAATAATACGATGATCGTAATTAATGTCATTGTGGCAGATCCCGCAATAGACCCGCCGCCTGATGGCTGCATCTTGGTTGGCTTAATTGAGGGTGAATTTTGTGATATTGGCTGGGTTTATGATCCTTCCACCAACACATTCTCCAACCCCAACCCCCCTCCTCTTGAAGAGGCAGTCCAGCTTCCCGTTGAAGAGGTTGTGGTCTGATGCCGACTACGCTTCTCTTTACAACAGGAACTACTTGGACTGTTCCTGCTGACTGGACTGATGCTGGTAGTACCATCAGGGTTATCGGTGGTGGTGGTGGTGGCGCGCGTTCTGCCACTGGAACGGCCCGTGGCGCGGGCGGAGGCGGCGCTTATTCTTCGGTAAGCGCAATAGGAATTACAGCGGGTGCCACAGTATATATTTCAATCGGATCCGGTGGCGCAGGCGGTACTGCCGCTTCCTCGAACTTAGGCACTAGTGGTGGCGATACTTGGATTAATAAGACAACCAACTCTGCTCCAACGCTTGCGGCTGATGGCGCTCTTGCTAAAGGGGGATCTGCTTCAAGCGGAACTGGTGCTGGTGCGGGTGGCGCTTCTGCATCTGGCGTTGGCTCTACGAAGTATTCTGGCGGCAGTGGTGGATCTGGGGGTGCCACTTCCAATAGTGGCGGTGCTGGCGGCGGTTCCTCGGGCAGTGATCTGGGCAACGGGTTTGCCGGGGGCAATGCTGGCACTGTAAACAGATCTAGCGGTGCGGGTGGTGGAGGTACGGGTGGCGCTGGTGTTGCTGGCAGCACAACTGGGCAACAAACGGGCGGCGCTGGCGGCTTAAGTTACTCTGGCGGCGCTGGCGCTACTGGCGGCACTTCACCCGGCGGGACTGGCAGCACTGGAACAAATGGTGCGGGTGGTGGCGGCGGTGGTTCGTGTACTACCCCGACGGCTGGCGGGACTGGCGGCATTGGTGGGGCTGGAACTGAATATACTGTTACGGCTGGAGGAACTGCTGGCTCTGGTGGTGGTGGCGGCGGCGGTGGCGGTGGTGGTAACGGTGCGGGTGAAAATGGTGGATCCGGTAGCTCCGGTGGTTTGTATGGCGGTGGCGGCGCGTCTTCTGGTGGCAGCGCCGGAACAAACCCGAATGGTGCCGCTGGCGCTCAAGGCGTTGTCATCGTCACCTATAATCCGAATACAAGCTACTTCTTTGCTCTCTTTTAAGGGTGTAATGTCTTCAGTCCCCAGACGGGATGTTGAGGTACGTTCTCTGGCACGAAAGTAGGTAATCATGATTTTCGACAAGCTAATCAATCCGGACTTAGGCGAAAATCTAAATTCTTCGTCGTCCAGTGAACGGGAATCACTTCCTGCTCACGTTGACCAGTGCACGATGCGCTACCGAGAACTCGCGCAGGGACTCCGGTCGTTGCAGCAAATGCAATGGGTTCTCATGGTTGTTTTAATCTTGACCGGGGGCGACAAGATCTTGGGTGTCTTCGCCAAATTAGTAAAGGGATGATCATGGACAACTTTTCGCGCGCTTTTAATCTTGTAATAAGCTCTGAGGGAGAGTACTCTAATGATCCGCATGACCCGGGCGGGGAGACCAAGTTCGGCATCTCCAAGTCGGCTTATCCGGATCTGGATATCGCAGCTCTCACTCTGGTTCAGGCCAAGGAGATCTACAAGAAAGATTACTGGGACGCGGTGAAAGGCGACCAGTTTAACTGGACGGTGGCTTACCCCCTGTTTGATTGCGCTGTTAATCAGGGCCGGGGACGGGCGATTAAGTTCGCGCAGGTCGCGGCGGGCGTGAAAGACGACGGCCTCATTGGGCCAGCTACTGTTGCTAGACTTCAAGCGGTTAATCCCGTCAATTGGCTTAACTTGTTTATGGCGACACGGGCCATGAAATATGCCGAAACCGCCAACTTTGACCGTTACGGCAAAGGTTGGATGAATCGGTTGTTCACTGTTCACTCTCATGCCACGGAGAAAGACAATGGATCCGCTTAGTGCTGTCGCCGGTCTTGCTGACACCCTGATCAACAAGATCTGGCCCGACCCTGCTGCTAAGGCAAGCGCAGAGGCTCTTCTTATCAAGACCCAGATGGAGGCGGCGCTTGCCAGCGTCCAGCAGCAGATTGACATCAACAAGATTGAAGCTGCTTCTACGAACATCTTCGTTTCGGGTTGGCGTCCGTTCGTGGGTTGGGCGTGTGGGGCGGCTTTTGCCGCACACTTCCTCTTGCTCCCCATTCTTAACTGGCTTGCGCAGTTGTTTGGGCACGATTCCATCGTGATCCCGTTCGACATGAGCACCCTCTCAACCGTCCTCATGGGGATGTTGGGTCTTGGGACCATGCGTTCACTGGAAAAGATCAAAGGCGTAGCCTCAAAGTAACTGGAGACTGCCATGACTTACATCATGACGTATAGCTCGCTGACGACGACCCTGGAATCATATTTGGATCGTTTAGATACGTCACTGATTAGTGAGATCCCGACGTTTATCGCGTTGGCCGAAAACCGCATCGCCCGCGAGTCCAAGGTCCTTGGGCTTCGTCGGACAGTGGTTTCGGCCTTTGTGGCGGGCATTAATGTAGTGGACAAACCCCAGCGCTGGCATTCCACGGCTTACTTCAACTTCGGCACCGGAGCTACTTCCACGACACGCAAATGGCTTAAGAAGCGGCCATATGATTTCTGCCGGTATTATGCTCCAGACGGCACCGCCACGGCAGAGCCGCTTTATTATGCTGATTATGATTATAACCATTTTTTGATAGCGCCCACGCCAGACGCGGCTTACCCGTTCGAGCTTTCGTATTTTGAAAAGGTCGATCCTCTGGACAGTGTGAACACGTCGAATTGGCTTACTCTGAACGCCCCAGATTTGCTGTTGTATGCTTGCTTGTTAGAAACCGCGCCTTATCTGAAAGACGACGAGCGAGTAGCGGTCTGGCAAGCCTCTTATGATCGCGCTCTAGCTTCTCTGTCTGCAGAAGACCAGCAGCAGACGCGAGATCTTCGCATCAACAAGGCAGAAGGAATTCGCGCATGAGCGAGATGAGGAAACTCGTTAATCTTGCTTCCAAGCCCGGGGTTAAGCGGGACGGCACGGATCTGGAAAGCGATTTTTATAACGACGCCCAGCATTGTCGGTTTCAGCGCGGACGGCCCCGAAAGATGGGTGGTTATCGGCAGATGACGTCTGGTTTTGCTGGATTGTCTCGTGGGATGTTCATTTCGAATCAAACCGGGACGGTTAACGTTCACACGGGTTCGTCTTCTAAATTAGAGGCTTGTCAGTTTGATTCTACGGGCGTCGGCGCTGGCATAATTGACCGTACTCCGACCAGTTTTGCGACCAACACTTCGTACATTTGGACTATGGACGTAATGTATGACCCAACGGGGACCAGCACGGCTTTGTTGTTCGCGATGGCCGCGCCCTCGTTAGCTTCTATAGACGATGAGACCAACGTTCAGCTTTACTACGGCAACGCTAATAGTCTTAGTTCGGCTTTGACGGCGATGCCCGCTCCCGGTTCTTCCACCAAAGGCCCCGCTCAGGTGTCGGGCGGGGTGTTGTCTACTCCCCCGTATCTTTGGGTCTACGGCAACAATGGGTATGTTCAGTGGTCGGTTCCAGGGTCTCCGACTAACTTTTATGACTCCGGGACTGGTTCGGCTAACGTCACCAATCAAAAAATCGTCTGCGGCGCGGCCACTCGCGGCGGTCCTTCTCAGTCTCCGTCCGGTCTTTTCTGGTCTCTTGATTCTCTAATTCGATTCGGGTACGTCGGGAGCACGGCGGTATTCCGCTTCGACACGATTTCTAACCAAATCTCTATCATGTCTAATAAATGCGTGGTGGAATATGACGGCATTTATTACTGGCCGGGAACGGACCGCTTTTATGGCTACAACGGCGTCGTGACTCCGCTCCCTAACAATCTTAATCGTAATTATTTTTATGAGAATCTGAACCTTGCCCAAAGACAGAA